ACTTTTTATACACCCACGATGTCAAACAAATAGGGGGTATTTGGTTATATTTGCCTTATGGAAGTAATGAATGATCGTGCAAAATCTATTTTTTCAAATACGATTAAGCAATTAAAAAAACTAAAACAATATCATGACATTGATGAAAAATTAATTCAAAGTTATGCCGTTGAAATGGCCACATACGAAGAAGCTAGCGAACAATGCAACGCGCAAAGCGAGTGTATTCCTGCCCCGTCTGGGTACTTAATGATTAATCCATGGTACACAATTCGAAAGCAGTCTTTGAAATCGGCTATGGACATTGCTAAGTTGTTTGGGTTCACTCCGATTGTACGCAAATCGCTTGGGGCTAATAAGGAAATTGAAACTCCAATGTTTGATTTGTTGACTAATCGCGAAAAGTTAGGATAATTAATTACCTTTGTTTTATGAAAAATAAAAATATTGAAAACTCGGCAAAGCCAGTTGAAAGAAATCAATTGCCTTATGAAGTCGAACAAGTTGGACTTGCTTATGCTGTAAAATTGGATGGGATTTTGTGCGATGAAAATGGGAAACCAAGCGAAACGCCAAGGTATTACATGAACTCAGCGAAGGCGACAATCGCAAAGGATTATTTTATTTCAAAAAATTAATTTAAACTATTTTGGAAATAGTAACGAAGTATATTTCCGATGTGCTTACGGGCAAAATACTGGCATGTGAGTATGTAAAAAACGCCTGTATTCGGTTTAATTCTGATTTGGAGCGTGAAGATATTTCATTCTCTGAACAGCATTATTTGTACTGTGCAAAGTTGATTGAGAACTTAACACATACAGTCGGTGAGAAAGCGGGTGAAAATTTTATTTTGGAACCATGGCAGCATTTTATTGTTGCAAATATTTTCGGGTTTTTAAAACCAAACGGAACAAGGCGCTTCACGCGTGCCTATGTTGAACTCCCTCGTAAAAATGGAAAATCAACTTTTGCGGCTGCTTTAATGTTGTTTGGATTAATCGCAGACGGTGAAGAGGGTGCTCAAATTTATTCGGCTGCTACAAAACTCGACCAAGCCATGATGGTTTTTGGCGAAGCGTACCGTATGGTTACAAAAAACAAAATCTTTGCGGGGCATTTAAAATGTGCAAATTCAATTCATAACCGTTACGTATCAAAAGAAAATTCAATCTTCAAACCGCTCGAGTGGAATCCAAAAAAACAGGACGGATTAAACGCGCATTTTTGTTGTATAGATGAGTATCATGCCCATTTATCAGACGAAATGTACAACGTTATGCGAAACTCAATGGGCGCAAGAGCGCAGCCCCTGTTGTTCACAATCACAACGGCGGGTTTCAATAAAGAAAGCCCGTGCTATCGACACCGAAAATATTGCACAAAGGTTTTGGATTCTAGTATTCAGGATGATGCCCTTTTTGCAATTATCTACACACTTGACAAAAATGACAATTGGCAAGACCCTAAGAACTGGCAAAAAGCAAATCCAAATTGGGGGGTAAGTGTGAATCCGCGGATACTCGAAGAGGGATTATCCGAGGCTAAAGAGATGCCACACAAAGAAGTCGAGTTTAAAACCAAGTTGTTAAACGTTTGGACGGATTCAGCAACCACGTGGGTAAGCGATGATTTATGGAACGCGTGTGGAACTGATGAAAATTTGGCAATCGGCGAATGTTACGGCGGTTTAGATTTAGCAACGGTATCAGATTTTTGCGCGTATTCGTTATATTTCCCTGAGACAAAATATTGCAAAACGTTTTATTTTATTCCAGAAGATTCTTTAAATAAACGAAATGACCAATCAGGGGAATCAATCCGAGAATGGGTATTGCGTGGAAATATTATTGCGACACCTGGCAACGTTACCGACTACGATTACATACGCTCAAAAATCAATGATTTAGCGTTGTTGTATGGATCTCCAAAAGATATTGCGTTTGATCCTTACAACTCTTCGCAGTTGGTTATTCAATTGCAAGATGACGGTTTTAAAATGTATAAATACAGACAAGGTTTTATATCAATGTCAAAAGGTACAAAAGAACTTGAACGATTGATTACGGGCAAAGAATTTAAGCACGATAACAACCCCGTATGTCGTTGGATGATGGCAAATATTTTAATTGTTCAGGATGCGGCTGGCAATATCAAAATTGACAAGCAAAGCAGTAACGACAAAGTCGATGGACCAGTTTCAAAGGTTATGGCTATTGGAACTTGGATTGAAGAAAATATGGATAAGGAAGTGCCACAAGAATTTTTTGTTTACGATTTATGACGCATAGAGAATTTTTCGAGCTATATTATGAAAACTTACCTAAGTTTAAATTTTATTATTTGGCCTACGAGGAAGTTGAACGAATCCATGTCGAAAAATTTGGAAAAAGAATGTTTAAAAACCCGACGGTATTTCGTGCAACAATTAGTCGATTTATGAGCGGTAACAAAATTGTAACAAAAAAAAGTAACTAAGTTTATAATTTTGCATGAATGGCATTGATAGATTTTTTTAAAAGAGAGAAAAGAAGTAGCGCTCAGGTGCCTAATTCATATCAATGGTTTTTGGATTCATTGGGTAATATTTTTGGAACGACTTCACAAAGCGGCCAGACAGTAACCCAAAAAACAGCCATATCAATTGCAGCGGTTAAAAAGTGCGTTGATATTATTTCGAATGGTATTGTAAATTTAAACGTCAAAGTTTACTCAGATATTGACGGCGTAAAAAAAGCCGAACCAAAACACCCAATTGCAATTTTGATTGATGAACCCAATACATTCCAAACTAAATCACAATGGATTGAATGGATGGTTATGTGTCAAGTTTTAAAAGGTAACGGGTATTCTCAAATAGTTAGGGATAACAATTTTAAACCAATTGCATTAATGCCATTGATTACCGAAAATGTGAAGCCAGTTATTCAGGATGGAATTTTACGCTATCAAATTACAAATAATGATAAAAGCGATTATGTCGAATCCTATGACATAATCCATTTTAAAGGCAAATGCTTAGAAACGCCTTTATTTGGTTATAGTCCAATTGTGTATCACCGTGAAACTATGGGCGTATCGTTGGCAGCAACCGCAGGGCAGTCTAGTTCTTATAAAAACGGGGTATTAAAGTTCTTTATTAAAACAACTGGGAACCTGAACGAAACACAATTAGGAAATCTAAAAACATCTTTGAACAACGTAATTGATAACAAATCAAATTCATTAGCTGTTCCAGGTGGCGTCGGAGTTGAACGAATCCAAATGACACCCGAGGAAGCGCAATACATTTTAAGTAAAAAAATGAGCGCCGAGGAAATTGCCAATATTTTTGGAGTACCTATTTCAATGGTTGTTTCAGGTGTAAACGGCAAAGCAACTGTTGAACAAGAATATCAAGAATTTTATAGTAACACTTTAGCGAATTACGCGATTAAGAATGAAGAAGAATTGCGCCGAAAATTGATAACCAAGCCAGCGGAAAAAGGCGTTTATTATTTTAAATTTAATTTCAATAGCTTATTGCGTGCGACCGCTTTGGATCGCGCAGAGTTTTACAACAAAGGAATAAATAACGGATGGATGTCTCCGAACGAGGCGAGAGGGTTTGAAGACCAGAACGCGTATGAGGGTGGAGACCAAAAATTTGTTAACGCGAATTTAATTCCAACTGAATTAATGAGCGAATGGATAGGCGGTAAAATTAATCAATTAAATAGCGCTTCAATTACAAACAATAATCCAAACGGTAATAATTAAAAATATGAAAAATGTTAATATAGAAAGGCGCAAACTTGGTTCTATTGAACAACGTGCCATGGTTGACGGCGTCGAGTTTCCTGACAAGTTTGGGGGCGTTGCTGCTGTCGTTGATACCGTTACCGATATGGGTTGGTACGAAGAAAAAATAGCAAAAGGGGCGTTTGATGCTGCATTAGCCGCTACTGATTTGGATATTCGGGTTTTGTATAATCACGAAGAATGTCAAGTTTTAGGCCGTACACTTTCAGGAACGGGCCGTGTATTTGTCGATGACAATGGCAATTTAGCATACGATTACGATTTCGACGCTAATTCGCCACTTCATAAAACCGTTGCAAGTGCAATTATTCGAAAGGATATAACTCAAAGTTCTTTTGCTTTTACTATCGAAGAAGTAATTTGGAGTAATAGCGCAAAATATGGTGAAATGGGCTTGAGAACAATTACCAAAATCAAAACATTGTACGACGTTTCGCCCGTTACTTATCCCGCTTATGAAGACACTGAGGCCGATAGTCGCAGCGCTTCTTTAAAAGAAGAAAGAAGCAAATTTGCTGCACCTCAAAAAAATGTAACAGAAATGCAACAACAAGAAATGCGAAATAGTTTAGATTTGTGCAAATTAATACAACTAAAAAAATGAATAAAGTTCAATTATTAGAAGAACGCTCTGGTTTAGTTGCTGAGCTTGATACGGTTCAAGCAGCATTAACCACTGAAAAGCGTGGATTTAACGACACCGAGCGAGCTCGCGTAGTTGAAATCGAAGCAAGATTAAACGCTATTAACGGCGAAATTGCAGCATTGGCAGTATTGGAAAAACGTGCAAACGGTTCTTTCAATTACGGCGCTGAGGCTTCAAAATCAGAAGACAAAGAAAAAAGACAATTCTCTTTTTGTAAATTAATTTCAGAGGCTGGCACTAACAGTATTTCAGGAATTGAAAAAGAAATGGTTGAAGAGTCTGCAAAAGAAGCCCGCGCAATGGGTATCACTCCACAAGGAATTTATTTGTCAAACGACATTATGAATTTCAAAGTTCGTGAAGCTCGTACAATGTCGGCTGGTTCTGCAACTGCGGGCGGAAATTTTACTCCATTGGAAAAAGTTGGATTCTTTGATGCTTTGTACGCAAAAACTGTTTTAGATCAATTGGGTGTTACCAAATTGACTGGACTCGCTGCAAACGTTGACTTGACTGGATTTAGTTCTGCTGCAACTGTGGCATGGGCTGCTGAAACTGCTGATGCGGCTTCTGGAGATCCTGTAACGGCTGCACGTCAATTGCGCCCATCTCGTTTGAGCGCATTTAGTGATATTTCTAAACAATTGTTGTTGCAAAACAATCAATCAATTGAACAAGAAATTATCAATAGCTTTATTAAAGCATTGTCAGTTGAAATTGAAAGAGCTGCAATCAATGGCTCAGGGGCTAGTAACCAGCCATTAGGTTTGTTAGGAACTTCTGGAATCAATTCAGTTGCAATGGGAACTAACGGAGCAGTGCCAACTTTGGCGAAAGTTCTTGAATTAGTTGCTGCTGTTGAAAACGCAAACGCGGGAATCAATGGTAAATTCTTAATCAATCCTAAGTTAGTAGCGAAATTAAAGCAAACTGAAATCAGTTCTGGTTCAGGCGCGATGATTATGAGCTATATGGCATACTTTAATGGCATGTCAGACCAAATCGACGGAAAGCCAGTATTCAGCACAACTAACGTTCCAAGCAACCTTGTAAAAGGTAGTTCTGGCGCTGTTTGTTCTGCAATGATCTACGGGGATTTTGAAAACCTTGTAATCGGTCAATTTGGCGGAGTTGAATTGGTAGTTGATCCATATTCACAAGCTATCGGAAACAAAACTCGTGTAGTTTTAAACCAGCATATCGGTATTGCGGTTAAACAACCTGCTGCCTTTGGTGCTATCGTTGATTTACTTACAACGTAATCAATAGGGCGGTGTAGCTTCGTCGCTTATCCGCCCACTAATTTATGGGCAAAAAAAACGAAAATATCGATAGTTCAGCTTCTACAAAGTTGATTAAATTCATAATTACTCCTATCGGAACTTATGGATTGTCTTATTTTAGTGGTAGCGTTGCTGCAATTGAATCTGAGTTAGCGGATAAAATTGTAAAAAACGGGCATGCTGAATACGTAAACGCGGATTTAATCTCACCAGAAGGCGCAGAAGCACTTTAAAAAATGTTAATTGGACGTAAATTAATATCGAAATCAAATCCCGACACGGACTATCTTTCACTTTCAGAAGCGAAAGCATGGTTGCGCGTTACTCACAGTCGTGAAGATAACTTGATTTCGATGCTAATTACAAATGCAATTGCACAAGTTTCGAACTATTTAGGCTACTCAGTTGTAAAAGCCAATACAAAGTATTCATTTGACTATTTGGAGGGCTCAAACGCGGCTATATCTCCGTTTTTAGGCAATGCCATTCCCGTTGGTAATTACTTATTTGTTCCTTCGCGTGTTATTAGCTTAGTAACGGCAAAATATATCGACGATACCCAAACAGCTCAAACGTTGGATATTGTTAATAACGCTGCAAATTCACAAAGCCAGTTTTGTTATTCGTTGCTAGTCAATAGCGCTCCAACTAGCCTGACAGATGCGCGTGAACGATTCGTTATTCAAGTTTTGGAAGGATTTGAACCGAATGAATTTCCTGCGGATGTGAAATTAGCTTGTTTGTTAATCATTGGGCAATTTTACGAAAATCGTGCAAATATTATTGTAGGTGCAACGGTTAACGACATTCCAAAAGGAGTTGAATATATTTTAGACCAATATCGCGCAATTAATTTTGTTTAAATGGATGCAGGAAGATTTGACACCCCAGTTGAAATTTGGCGTTTTGCTTATACTCAGAATACAACGACGGGTGAAAAAGTAAAAACATGGTCAAAATTGTCCGATGAATGGGCAAAATACGATGCTATTGAAAGCGGTTCAGAAGGCGTATTTGGAAACCAACGCGAAAACAAACAACAAGTTTTATTTAAAATTCGTTATTGCGATTTAAAAGTTTCAGATAGGATTGTTTTTGATGGGAATAATTATAACGTAATTACAATTTCAAACATTCAAAGAGATATGTATTTATTTGTAACAACTCAATTGACGCAATAATGGTAAGAGTTGAAAATGTCGACAAAGTAGTTGCGGCAATGGAACGCAAACGAAAGGCACTCACACGTAATAGAGTTGTTCAAAGAGTTTTAATCGATGTTGCGTTACCGCTTGTAAAAGAAGTTCGCGCAAACGCTCCAAACGAAACCCTTAGAAACGCTTATGGTTT